GGTCTCTGCTCGCATATAGCGCGCTTCGCATCGCACGGAGGATTAGTAAGTGTGTTGATCTTTCCAATCTTGGTAAAGAAGAACCAGAGAAACCCGCCCCAAAGAAGGAAGTAGATCCGAATGGTCCCGTACCGGAATCAGCCCTTGCACCCGAGAGTGAAGAGGAGGTTCAAGTTCGAGAATCTAAACCGAATTTGTGGTCGAAGGAGTGGGTCAAAAAGTCCCCAGGTGGGGACATCAATACATCAACCCCGGAGCAGTTGATAGGCGTTGTTGCGAAAAGCATTGTTCGCATCAAGGCAGAAGCTCCAACTAAAACAGAGGAAAATGATATCTGTGATACTCACGGATTATTTCTCAAATCAAATTACCTATTGACTGTTGACCATCACTGGAAAGACTCCAAAGGTAATTATCGTGACAACATGTATTACGAGACTATCAGTGGTCCTATCGAGGATAAAGCTAGAGCTCGAAAGCATCTAGTATCCCTAGTGTATTCACACAAGATCGATGGACACGATCTGCGCATAGCGTATGTCCCTGACAGTGGTAGTAAACGCGATCTGACGAAATGGTTCCCCGTTACTGAAGTGCTGAGTAGCCTTGTTACAATGGTTTCTCGCACAAAAGAAGGGGAGTTGTTGGAACTAGCCGGGACAGTGGAGGGCAAACCACAATCATACGATTATGCCACCCCACAATACGGCTCATTCTTTGGGCAGATTGTTCACGGTAGTGATAGAACTAACTTGCTCACTGAAGATGGCATGTGTGGTGCTCCTTGGATTAGTCACACAAGCTGTCCATGCATACTTGGTATTCACACCGCAGGACAAAACCACTCAGAAGGTCGTAGAGCGTATTACAGCTTTGTCACTAGGAAGGAAATTGAGGATACACTCAAGAAGTTCGAGAAGAACCTCGGGGTGTTGAAGCAGTTCAATCCTTCACCGGAACGTGCCAAGATGTACAACCGAGATCTCATGGTCTCGGAAGACATACACCCCAAGTCTTTCGTTAATTATATTGACGCACCGGCTTATGAGGTACTAGGCACATGCAATGGTGGCGTAACTCCCACAAGTAGCATTAAAGAACATTCGTGGGCAAACGATGTTACTGAATTATTTGGAGTCAAGAACCATTGGGGACCACCGAAGTTATTTCCAAAGTGGAAACCATGGTATGATACTATGTCAAAGATTGCAGAACCGTCTCTAGGTTTTCCTGGTGAAGTATTGATTGAGGCTATACAGGACTATGTCGATCAACTTGGACCTTTATTTGACACCGAAATAGCTCACAATCGCTGTAAACCATTGACACCAAATCAGTGCGTTAATGGCGTACCAGGGTGGAAAGGTGTTGAGGCTCTGAACTTCAAGAGTTCCCCAGGTTACCCCTTATCGGGAGCCAAGATGAACTATGTTGAGATATCGGACGAACCCATTGAAGGGATGAAGGAACCCAAAGTACTAGATCAATGTTTCTGGGATGAGGTCGAAAATTTGCGTGCTCACTATAGGCGAGGAGAGCAATATCACCCCATTTTCAAAGCGTGTTTGAAAGATGAACCTAAGGATGTTGAATCCGAGAAAGTTCGTGTGTTCTACGCTGCTCAGTTAGCATTTGTTTTAGAAATTCGTCGATTGTTCCTCCCAGTCTGGCATATCATGATGCTGTTCCCACTTGTCTCAGAGCAAGCGGTTGGAATAAACTGCTCTAGTGACGAGTGGGAGGAGCTCATGCAGTACATCGAGAAATTTGGAAAGGATCGAATACTGGCAGGTGACTACAAAG